ACTCCTCCCTAAAGTATGGTCTATTTTTTAGATTACGCATTTGTGTTTTAGATAGTTTGTGTCTCTCTATGCAATACTCTGCCTCATCCATGCTGTACGCATCAGGGTCAGGATAAAAGTTCCACATCGATACGTGACTTGTGGAAGGCACTGTCTTAATTAGTGGGTCGTACTCTCCTTCTTCCCCCCAATTAGGATACTCTTTGTCTAAGGCGAAAGGTCCTTTCATTATACCTGTACCAAATAGAGCCATCTCAAATGCTGTATTACGTAACTGTTTGTTTGCACCTGATTCTTCTAGCTGATCGTGTATCTTCTTTTCCATCTTCTTTGCAGCAATCATTGCAGGGTGAAAGGTTACAGTTGTATTCGTTGTGCCTTGTCCTTCTATTATCTTTTCGGATACTACACCTAGCTTGTTTTCTGCTGCACCAAGTCTGTTCTGTAAATCCTGCAGTGTTTCCCCTGGCTGTAACTTTCCATTAGGCTTAAACAAAAAAGGCTCTGAAGGTTTATCTTCAAAAGCCTGTCGCAGTTCGTCTTGCCCCTTTTCTGCATTAGGGTCTATATTTATGTGTACCGATTCAGCTACACCGTCAGGTAGTTTCGTTGGATTTACTGTCAAAGGAAAGTTATTGTTACCAAAAAGCACGTCAATTATTTGACCATACGCTGCTAGTGTTTTTGTTTTTGTTACCTTTACAAACACCCTAGACTTTTCTGTTTCGGTAAACTGTACGTCAGGACCATATAGTCCTCTGTAGTTTCTGTATGCTTTGAGCCATCGTTGCTCGTCCTGTTGTCTTACATCCTCTGCTCTTTTGAACCTACCATGTACAAAGCTTACTACATCGCTCTCTGATTTTAGCGCAGGGTCATTGTCCTGCATTGCTGTGACATCTGCTGTGTCAAATGCTACTTCGTTATCTTCTGCCATATTTAATATCCAAAGTTAGGATCAGCGATTTGAAAACCTGTTCGCTGATTTACAGGGTTATAGTCCCATATGGAGCTACGTGGTCGTGTCATCACACCATAACGCAAAGCATCATACATGTGATCCATACTATTTGTATCTACGTCTTCGGAGTTTTTCTTGTCCAAAGGGAGACTAGGAAGTTGAGATATAAGGTTTGTGCAGTTATTAAATATAACAAGGCGTGGTTCATCGGTATGTTCATCGACTTGGAGTCTTCTGTGTAATTCGTTTTTTCCTGCAACTCTACTTCCTCTGCTTCTATCTGATGGTCGCCACTTACAACCTCTTACTATCATCTGCTCTGCTAGGCTAGGGCCAGTGTCGCCCCTTTTGTGCCATAGTGAACTATCTAAAACTCCGTATTGTATCGTACCGTCTTCAGCTTCTAAGTCTAGTATTCTGTCGGCTAAGTCTACAGCTAACACTTTTGACACCTGTAGTTCTCTGTATACGACAAGCTGTTCGGCAGGTGATACGGCTATCCATACTACAGCAGAGTAACTTCCATAACCATAGTCACACGCTCTAAACTTTCTCCAACTTCCTGGTATCTTGAACGGCTCTACTACATGCTTTGTTCTGTCAAACTCAGGAAACGCTGCACCTTCAGCTACATCCCAATTACCTTCTAGCAGTTGCTTCCTTTGATGCTCAGGTAGAGACAGTAGCATTGCCTCGTAGTCACCTGACTCAGCTAGATAAGGGTTGTCAAACAAATTAGCAGGTATGAAGCGTCTTCTAAAAAGAGGTTGCCCCTCTCTGCTATGCCCTTGTGGAAATGTAATAACATTACCTGACTCTAACTCCGTTGCCCAAAAAGAACTGTTGGGAGGTGAGGGATCTACAAACATCTTTTTAACCCACTGATGTCCTGCTCCCCCAGGGTTTGTCGTTGCTCTCATGTACAGCCCTAACGATTGATCTGCACTTCTAAGTCGTGAACGCATATAGTCCCAAGCATAGGGTGTCGCCCACTGTGTAAGTTCGTCAAAGCCTATCCAATTAAATGCCTGACCTTGGTAACGCATTACATCTAGGTCACGGTCTAGATAGGACATCCACAGTCTGCCCCCCTTAGGACTCACCCACTGTGACTTTCGTTCTGACCACTTAATCCCAGGAATAGCTTTTGGGTATAGCTCCTGAGACTTCTGTATCAGTTCTCTTAACTCTTCAGTCGTGTGTCGAACCAACAGTCCACTGAAGTTAGGATTGTTTAGTCCTCTCAGTGGGTCAGCTAACATGGCAAATGATTTACCACCACCTGCTGCACCACCGTATAACACCTCTCGTTCTGAGGAGGCTAAGAAATCTGTTTGAGGTCCTTCATTTGGTCGGAACAATACGTCTTGTTCTTGAACCTCTTGTGGTTTTATCTTTATCTCAGGCAGTTGTTCCTGCTGTTGTGTAACTACCTGTTCTACTTGTTTCGGCTTTCTCGATTTCTTGGAGCGTCTTTTTGAGCCTTCTGGCAAGCTCCCTCTTAATCGTAGTTGATTTTTTACGTCTTCGCTCAACCTGTATTCTCTTCTTTAATCCTGCATGTGAGATGTAGCGTCCTGTTTCTTTACTGAGCCACGTTGCTACTTCTCTGTAACTGTACTGTTGTAGATGCCTCTTTGCCTGTTCTAGTGCATCAAGTTCGTCTTTTATTGGCAGTAGAAAGTCTGCATCATCAGGATCTACCTCGTAGCCAAAGGGTATTGTTCTTGCAACTCTAGGTATTCTGCTCCACTCTTTAACTTCTACATCAGGTTTTGGAAGCGTCCAATATCCTAGATCAGTGTTATTCATTCGTTCCTTCTTTAGCAGGAAGAACAAACAATCCCCCTGAAGACTCTACATTAACCTTCTCCGTTTTAATTAGTCCTGCTCTATCCAACAAATCTTTAGCTGCTGTCATCTTATCTCGTATGCCTAGCTCTGTAGGATCAACAAGAGCATTACCCATTGCCATTGCAGCTTTTGGTGCAACGTAAGCCATATACTCTTTTGTTGCCTCCATTATCTCATCCTTCAACGGCTTGACAACTTCTGACAATCTTGTTTCGTCAGAGTATCCTGCCATCTTTTTGGCTAGTCGTGCGTCACCACCTGCCTCATCAAACAGAGCAGCTAAAAACTTTTGTTGTTTTTCAGTCAGATTTTTTGTCATCTTTTTCCTTTATAACCTCTTCTACCCATGCACCGTTGTCGCCTGTCTTTTCACAATACTCACATCTATCATCTTCGATGTGATGCCCACAAACTTCACAGGTAGGCTCGTACAGCACTAGGTATTTTCTCCTCGTTTGCCGCCCTGCTCCATAAACATTTCAACAGTTTCTTCAGGTACGCATATGAGTTGCTCAGGTGGTCTATTACCAAACTCTTTAACTAAAGCATTAGCAATTTTAAAAGGATGATCTCCTATAAATTTTTGACACATATTTGCATTATGAAAATGTCCGTGATCTAGTGGGTGTTGAAATATAAATATATCTTTTGTTCCGTCTGTATATACGCCAGACATTATTGCCACTATGAACCATGCTTTTACCACCATTACTTTACTTTCCTGTACGCTCGTGTTTTCTTTGCGATGCCCTTTGGCTGTTTGACGAATTGCTTACCTGCCTTTGTGCCTTTTCTTTTAGCTCTAGTTGTCGCTGCGTACTCTTGGGGTGATAGAGCCTTGATTGCAGCTTCAGGAAGATAGCGTTCCCCAGTTTTGCTACTGGGCTTACCACTCTTTGTTCTCCATTTTTGCTTTGACCATGCCTTTAAACTACGTTGACTTTTTGCGAGTGCCATTATCTGTACCCACCACCCTTAGCTTTGTACTGTTTGGCAAGCATCTGCGCCTTTCTAGCACTCCACTGACCTGGCTTACCACCAGAAGAACCTGCCTTTATTCGATTAAACAAGTTCTTTCGCATAGTAGGCTTGGTGTAGTTTCCTGCCTTGTTTACGGTAGACTTAGCCATAGTGACTAGCCTTTCATTATTTTATAGCCCTTGGCTTTCGCTGCGGCTCTGAGTTGAGGAACAGTCATGCCACCTGCTGCGTAGCCTTTTTTCATGCCACCACGAGCCATGCCCTTTTTCTTCATCATGCCACCTTTGTTCATCTTGCCCTTGCCGTCCATAGCGAAAGCAGGAATCATCTTGCCTGTCTTTGGGTCTTTAGCCATTGGCATCTTTGCGCCGCCTCGTGCCATACCCTTCTTTTTCATAGCACCACCTCGTGCCATTCCTTTTTTCTTCATCGGTTTTTTCTTCATTACCATTTTATTTCTCCTTAGAATATAGATTGTTAAAGACTCGTTGAGTATCCCAAACGTACTCAGTCTCTTGTTTTGAATGGAACGTCCTTTGGCTAGGCTTAAAGTCTGGCGCTCCCTCTCCTGTCTCAAACCATGCAGGGTGTGTTACTCGTACTCGATTGTTCGGTAACGCAACGATGTTACCTGTATACTCCCCTGCTTCCATCAACTCAAGCACATGACTTTGTTTGTGTTGAGCAGGGTCGTCAGCTATCTCACTGTCCGTATAATCTACAGTGAAATAATACTTAGCAGGGTAGAACTCTCCATCTATCTTGGCTATCCAAGGAGCAGGAGTAGCTCTATTCAAAACGTAGACCGAATGTTCGTGGGACATACAATCCCAAGGTTGTGCTACGTATGGTGGTAACTCTTGCGGCCATTGCTCGTAAGGTGTGTCACCAACCAATGCTGTGATGGGCATCCTAGCCCACATTGCTCCACCGTGTACGTTTTCTTCTTCTGTGTCGTCTGTCTCGCAGCCTGTAAATATCACCTGAAAACTTAGTGATCTGTTCGGCATGCTCGTCACGGCTATTACCATTGCGTGTAAGAACTCTCCATGATACTGTTCAAAATTACACGTATATTCTCTTCTTACCCATGCCTTGAAGTATGGGATGTTACTCTGTAAAAACGCCACTCGTTACCCTTTTTTCTTTTTCTTCTCTCCGATAGCAATCATAACGATAAAGTTAGGCTTTTTATTCTTGCCTCGCATTAGTTTACCCTTATTTGCTCTCTCTACTCCCTTGATTGTACCTTTATTGCGTGAAGCATAGAAGACTTTCTCGCCCTCTTTCTTGCCATACTGCCCTTTCATGGACTTCATTATCTTTCTGCCCTTGGTTGTTAGTGGCATAGCCTCACCATTTTACCTTATCTGCCCAATATGCTGCCGACATTGGACCTCTTGCAATGTTTTTAGCATGTCGTGCCTTAAAACTCTTGCGTTTGTTCTTCATTGTCTGCGATTCGCCCTTCTTTGGCGCTCCTGCCGTACCTTTTACCTGCCCAACCTTCTTGCCTTGCTGACCAAATCGTATAGTTTTGATCTTGTCCCCTGATTTAGCTACTACTATGTGCGATTTTGTAGGATGTCCGGGTGTTCTCTTGGCTTTATTGAACCCTGCCACTCCTGCTCTAGCTAATCTTGGGTCTTTCTTGGTCATCTTTTCTTAAACTCATAGGTAAATTTGAGTCCAAACCCACCCTTTTTTACATCAGGACGGAGCTTACCTCCCTTTACGTTAAAGTGTGGGTCAGTTATGCCCCCACCAAACGACTTTTTGACACCCTCAACAAAGTTTAAGAACCTATTGCTCTTCTCTACCTTGCCTGACTTCTTATCTTCAGACATAAATGCAGGTCTTTTAGCAGGAATCTTTACTTGTTTGGGTGCGCCAGTTTTCATATTAGTTCAATTCAAAGTGTGGTCCATCAATAAATGGTCTTCGCCCTTGACTCCTACGTAAATCTACGTAAGCGTTCATGGCTTGCTCCATTGTTCCGTCCCATTTTGTTATATCGTCAATTTGCCAGGCGGCTCCCCAACGAATTGTAGCTCCTGTTTTCAAAGCCGCAGCTTTCATAGCGTCTGCAATATCATCATACATCACCAAGTCCCAACTTGGGTTACTACCATCGTAAGCCATAAGGTCCACAGCATGTGATGTCTTGTCATCTTGAATTAGGTGTTTAGATTTCATCGTCTGTGATCTTTTGGATTCATACAATTTCTTTTGTTCTGTTAGGGAACGTACCCCATAGATTACTCCAAAGTCCACAGAACTTAGTTTGATAGCTTCTTTTACAGTGTCAACAAGAATAGGGTTTACTCCCTCTAACTTCTCTAGGCTTCTACTCGATAATTTAAACATTGGGATACTCCATTTTGCCATTACTTCTTTCTCATATTAAATAATTTACTTGCTGATCTTGTAGCAAAGCTTGCAGATACGATAGCTCCTAACGCAATCTGATACCACTGAGGCATACCTGCCAAAGCCGTAAAGCCGTCTGCTACTATGCCCCTGCCCCATTCACCCATGAAGCTCAAGACCAGAGGGATACTAAATAGCAATGTCAGCCATTCGTCCTTCCAGGAGCTTTGGGATGCCCTCATAGCAGCTAAGTCCCAGTCTATCTCGCCTGTCGCTTCTTTCATCCTAATCGTGGCTTCGGCTTTTTGTATTGCCGTTTTGCCTTCGATGTAAGATGACGCTAAACTTGATACAGAACTAAGTAGCGTTCCAAGCATATTAATCCTTCTTTATGGTGCAGTCACACTCGTCATGGCATTTTTTGTTCAATACTGCACACCAAATACGTTTAAAGTATTTTACCATATATGAAATCATCTGTCTACCTCTTTTTCGTTGGAGCGTTCTGCGTTCATCCATATGGCGAAACTGCCAGTCATCGCTCCAGTAATAACGGATATCAGGGATGCCTGTTGTGTCGTCAAGTCTGGTCCAACACTCAAAGCCCATTCTACGCAGCGAATGTAAACGCCGGTCATGGTCAGCATCATTAGTCGTGGTAATATCTTCCATCTATCTAGCATCATCGGTGTCATAGGAGCAGTAGCCTCTAGGTCTTTTAGGTTCTAGCACTTCGTCAGGACGTAGGAGTCCCTCAAGGTACATGGAGCGTTCAACGTGGTCTAGGGAATAGAGGTTCCCAGTTCTTTGATAGATGGCTTCACGTATATAGAACACATCTGATTTAGGAATATGAACCTTTTTAAGGCGCTTTTCATTTTTACTGGCTAACGCAGCATAAAAATCTTCGATGACCTTTTCAGATGGATATAGTTTTACTTTGGAATCTTTCATTGTCAACACTTTTTTACTAGGAAATTAAATAATGTTTACTACAGTGTGTAGTTATAACTTTTTAGTTATAATGTTTTTTAAAGTTATATAATGATTGTTAAGACTTTAATGTTATAACTAAAAGGCTCTGCCTATGTTATACCACCTATC